ATTTGATTAATTATTTAATATGATAAAATTGAAAAAAATTTATTATCAATCCCATCTTCATGTTTATTTATTATTAATTACTACCTTTATATTTGAGTTATTAAAAATCATGACCCAGATTCTTTTTTCATGCCCTGATACTGTGTGTACATATAAAAAAAACATAATTGAACGTTTTAGAGCCGATCGATTTTATAAGGCTGTTCTTTGCAATCACTGTGGAAAGAACTTTGCAGATTGTGATGAAGGATTCGAGATCAAGACTCCATCGGTTAGTTTCGAAAGAGAGATGATTGAGATGGATTCTTATTCTGATAAGTATATTGATGAACAATTTGAAACAGAGCGTGTCGTAATTGTTTGGCCAATTGATCAAACTGATCAAATTAATCCAATCACAATCGATCCAACTAATCCAATCACAACCGATCCAATCACAACAAATTCTTCTTGGAACCTTTTCAAGGAATTTAATGATCAATTAGATGCCGGATTGCTCGAGTTTATGCAGAAAGATGGCGAAGTATTATTCAAAACTGAACCAAAAAAAAGACATCTGATTACTAGATTTGGTCCAGATTACGGAGAGGAATACGATAATGAACCATTTGTTATTGGATCTATTAGACCAGTCATTGATGATTCCTTCATTGCCAGAATCCCATTTTCTAAGAATACTAGTATTAGATACTTCAACTCTGATGGCTCAGAACGCGATACTGCAATTCCAAAAGGTACAAAATGTCACCTACATTTGAAGTATTGTGGTCCCGAATATATCAAGAGAAATTCATTTTGGAATGAATGGTTGCTTCTTGGTGTGTATGTGGAATCATAATATACTACTTTTATTCTAACGGTAAAAATAGATCTTTTATGCAGTTATTTAATTAATAACGAAGCTTACCAATACCATATTTCTTTATAATTTGCGGTTTAATATTTACCAGGTATTTCATCAGAAAACATAGTTGTTGTAATAATTGGTTTTATATATTTGATTGTGTCTGGTGATGTACCATATGCAATTGGAACATAACCATTTTGTATATTATTAATAATCAGAGCCGTATCTATATTAACAAGATTATCTTTAACAAGATTATCTTTAACATCAATTGATGTATCTGCAATTTTTGTATTAAGTAACTTCAAGTAGCGCTGCTTCAATTCATCGATCTTAACATCTGTAAAGTCATCTGGAAAATCATTTATTAATGATAAGATAGCAGGTTGTTTTTCAAATGGTACTATTCCATAATAAATTGTTGTACCATCCTTAAGTTTAGCTTCACGTTCTTTATTATTATTATTATTATTATCAGGAATACTATATTCCAATACCAGTTCTTTGAGTTCAGCATTCACGAATTTATATGGAGGATTGTCCCTAGAATAATCTTGATTTTTTAAAAATGGCGTAGAGTTTGATTCATTCACTTCACTACATGTATGTATTGTTAAAGATTTACCAGTTCCATTAGTAATACTAATCACTTTTCCATTTTTGTCTTTCACTAGATCACCATCACGTTCAAAGTATCTGCCAAGAGTCATACCTGCTGAATTGCCTTGTACTATATATTTTTGTCCATCATTTGACTTAATTACTTTCGCATCTATTTTAAGACGATCATCAAGTTCAGTTACATCATGTTCAATAACACGTTTTATTCCTATTTCAATATTTGGTTCCAAATTTAAATTCGATCCCAATTTTGCCGGTAATCCAGACATAACTAACATTGTCGGTGGTGTAACTGAAACTGTCGATGGTGTGACTAAACTTGGTGATAAATAGTTTTTTATATTACGATAATTATCTCTTTTATAATACTTTGCGTTAGCTAACCATATACTATCTTTTTGGGGAAGTTTGATATTTGGAATTTTCCACATATATTTTGGTGTAGACTCATTGTTTATATCTTTCCATTCTTTGTTTTCTTTTTTCCAATCCCAGTATGAACATATGAGGTTTGGAATTTCCCCCCCAGTCTGTATATAAATAGGATTATTTATAGCATTAATTTCTGTTTCAGTTGATGATCTACCTTTGAATGCAAGTGTTGTTTTTACATCAATATTTAAATAATCATCAGTTAAATTTTTATCCTCTAACTTACGTTGTGTTTTCCAGCTATCAAGTCGTCTTGCAAAAAATTGTGGTGGATAACAACAAATTGGACTTCTATCAAAATTTTGAGCATGAGCATAGAATGTCCATGTTAGTGGATCTGATAGTAGTGTTTGAGATGATTGATTTTTGTCTAATATATTAAATTCAAATAGTGGTGTCGCTATCCATCCAGCACCAAATAGTTTACCTTCTGCATTATTATCAAAACAAATACCATATGGTGGTAATATTATATTTGGACTTAGAATTATGCGCGAGTAGTATTCTTTTTGAAGACCTTTTTCATAAAATCCATACCCTCCTAGAGTATCACTCCGATTATTGTATCTATGAGTTGATATAGCTACATGGTATCGTATGTCTCCATATTTTTCAGATATAAAAAATCCACCCTCAATTGAACCCCATGGTCCGCTATTTATATTTGATCCAAGGCTCTTATCTGGTGCCTGAATCCATTGGCCGATTGTCCCATAGCTATTATATTCATATGTATTATCAGAATTTTGAAACTTACCTGGATTAAAAAGACTAAAAACCTGTGTATATTGTGTGTAACCTAAAATCTCATTGACAGGACAATTTATTTCTATTGGAAACACATGTCCAGTTAACATTGCAATCTTTTTTTTGTAAATTAAATTATCCAACAAAACAATATTTGTTTTAGAGTTTTTTGGAATATTTAATATTGAAAGTTTAATATTTTGCGTATACCAAATAGTACTTTTAATCAATTCCAACATATCATCACAAAACCATTCAATAGAATCCACGTGATTTCCATCAACCGCATTATAAACCATTATTGTAAGTGCTTCGTTTTTCTTATCGTAAAAATTCCATAGATCAATGGCAAATTTGTATTGTTTATCCTTTATAATCTGTCTCTTAGATTTATCCTCTAATTTTTCATCATAGAACATATCCAACCAATTACAACGTAGATTAAAAGCATCATATTTGATTAATTCGACTTCTTTCCGCAAAGCACCTGCTTCAATTTTTTCTCCATCTGCTTCTTTCCGCAAAGCACCTGCTTCAATTTTTTCTCCATCTGCTTCTTTTTGTAGAGCAGATGCTTCTTTTTGTAGGGCAGATGCTTCTTTTAGTAGAGCATCTGCTTCTTTTAGTAGAGCATCTGCTTCTTTTAGTAAAGCAGATGCTGCTCCAACATTTGATTGAGCTTCATTTTTTTTTAGTAAAGCATCTGCTCTACATAAAGAAGCATCTGCTTCTTTTAGTAAAGAATCTGCTTTCTTCTTTTTAGCAACTTCATATGCTTTTGCTTTTTCTGCTAATTTTGCTGCTAATTTTTCTGCTGCTAATTTTTCTGCTGCTAATTTTTCTGCTGCTAATTTTTCTGCTGCTAATTTTTCTGCTTTTGCTTTTTCTGCAGCAGCCTTATTCGCAACTTCTTCTGCTAATTTTTCTGCTGGTGTTTTTTCTTTAATAATTTTTACCGATATAAAATTTCCCATTTTTATACTTTTATAAAAGATAAAATATAGAAATATATCGACATTTAATTAATAATTCTTAGTATCTATATTTTCTTTATAATTTTAATACTTCAAGTATAGATTGATATCATCTTGCTAATCTAATATCTCAAAGAGATGTCCTGGTATTTTTAAATTGTCAAGATTTACATGGTTCTGATGAGAATAAAAGATTTATTTACCTATGAATTCCTTATAATTGAAGTACATGTGATAGTCTAGTAAGTATGAGTACTGGGTACTTTTTTATGAAAATATAAATTTATATTTTCATAAAAATAAATCATAACTTTTATACTATTTTTTTTGTTTTTTGTTCTTATACTTCAAAAACAGATGATAACCAATTAAACCTATTATAATACCTATCATTATATAAGTAGTTCTATTATGTGTAAAACACCATGGTAAACATGGTCCTGAAATATTATTAACCGATTCCATAATATTATTTTATATATATTATGAGGAAGAATATTTTTTTGTCAATTAAATATCAAACCAATTTAATATCAAACCAACAAATATTTATCCAACAATTGATGTTGTTTATAATTGATTACTATATCAGGAGATTTAATATAAAGTGTTGTTTCAAATTGACACACTTTCGCATCATCATTCTGATCCAGAATAGGTGGATATGCATTATATATCTGTCTATTAAGTAATTTATCTAGTTGTTCTTGTTCTGATTTATTAAATTCTCTTGAATTAAATGCCAAAGTTTTGTATGGTTTCAAAAATTCCGGTATCTTATTTTGTTTATTCAATTTATCATAGTCATTAAGATGATAATTAAACATATAATGTGATATTTTATTTGATTGTTTTCTTTCTTTTGAATAACCATTACCCGTTGTTACAAATGGTTCAATAGTAAAAACATCACCTACTTTTAATTTTGTTTTAGTATCATATTTTATATTCGGTACTGCAAATCCTGAATGTATTTTATATTGTTTAATCTGATGACCACACAAATCAGAAATTGAATTGAATCCATTATTAGAGATAATTTTTATGATATTTGAAGATAAATCATAAATAGGAAGATTTGCCTTGGCCATAGATGCTGTTTTTTGACATGCATTTAAGCCACATTCTAATAATTTTGAGTGTTTTTTATCATATGCAAATGTAAATGCGGCATCTAATATATAACCATCAAAATGAATACCATAATCTAAAGTTACAACATCAGATCTAGTAATTATTCGATCTGATGTCTTTTTTGGCGTATAATGTGCTGCTATATTATTAAGATTTATACCAACAGGAAATGCTCTACCATAAGATATAGATTCATCTAAATTATAATCATTTGCAGTTTTTTTAGTTAATTCATCTATCATGGTTTCAATATGTAAAACAACATCTAATAATTTTGTATTGGGTTGACAAATGGTTCTCATTGTGTCTTCAATTTTATTATGGATAGTCGAAGACCAATTCATATAATCTTCAAAACAGTATTTATTTTTAGATAGCATTTCGGATAAATAATCTTCAGTACTATATTTATTTGTTGACAATATTTCAGACATATAATTAATAAATATTATGTGTATTTTTATATAAAATTTATTAATAGATTAAGATTTGTTGAAAGAATTTTCTTATCTCATCTTCACCATTATAATTTGTTTGCATATTTTTTGGTATATTCTGACATCTTTCTAAATTAAGATATTTTAAAGATGTTAAATTTGATAAATGTCTCAATCCATCTATTTTTATTCTACAATCTGTTAAATTAAGATTTTGTAAAGATCTAATATTTGTTAATTTTAATAAGTGTTGATCTGTTATTTCAAAACAATGAGATAAATCAAGACTTTTTAATTGTGTTTTATCAGCAAAATATTCAAATCCAATACCTGTTATGTAACTATCTGATAAATTAAGATTTTCTAATGATCTAATATCAGCTAAATGTTTAAGTCCATTATCTGTTATTAATTAATTTGAAGCTAAATTAATATTATAAATGATTTCAATTCTTTTAAAAATTTAAGACCATCATATCTCTTCGCGAACTTAAAGATATATTAAGATTTTTTAAATATCTTAATCCAACTAAATATTTAATCCATCATTTGTTAATTTATAACAATTGGATATATTTAGATTATATAATGATGTTAAATTTGTTAAATATTGCAAACCATCGTCATTTATTTGATAACAATATTCTAAATTAAGATTTTGTAAAGATATTAGTTTAGCTAAGGAACTTAAACCATTATCTGTTATAGAACAATTATATAAATCAAGACTTTTTAATTGTGTTTTATCTATTTTATTTAATAATTGAATCAATTCATAATCAGAAATATCTTTTTTCTTTATTACTAAATTCTCAACTATAAATTTTTCATCAGTAAATGATAAAATTCCTTCTAATCTTTTATTAGAAGGAATTTCCAGTGTTTTAATTGTGAATTTAATAGTTGGAATATATTTCATAGCATTAATATTTGGATGTGCGGATAAAGATCTTCCAAATGATTCTAAATCTGTAAATGTAGTATATAATAAATAACCTTTTTGTTCAGGATCATTAATATCTGGAGGTGCACCACCTTTTAACTGTAGATATTTATTTTTGTATTTGATATATTTTTCGTAATAATTCATATGTATTGATTATTATATATTTATAATAAATAATAAATATTTACTAGTTATAATATTTAAAATGATTTTAATATTATAATTATATTTAATGCCTCATTCAATAATTAAGTCTATTAATAATAATAAATGGACAATTAGTATATTAGAACATTCTAGTTCTGTTCTCATAATAAATAATCCAATTATAAAACCCAAAAAAATATTTAATATTGGTGATTTTACTATATATGAAATACAAATTATCAGAAATGATACTGAACAACAAATAAGTTATTCTTTTAAAAATACTTCATCTGATAATACAACTTATGATAAAACAACATCGTCTGATAAAACAACTTCATCTAATAAAACAACTTCATCTGATAAAAATACTTATATAATAATCATACCAGCATTAGAATCTAATATTAATATCTTATATACTAGTTGCAACCAAAATTATCAGAAAGATGTATGGTCTAAAATTAAATCACAACATGAAAAATTACCATATCATATAAATATAGGTGGTGGGGATCAAATATATGAAATAAATGATATTTATCCTAATGGAATATTTGGATTAAAATCATTAAAAAAATGGTTAAAATTAGAAGATAATGATAGGTGTGCGGCTGAATTCACCAAAGAAATGGCCACAGAAGTTGATGCTTTTTATCTATCTAATTATTATAATAAATTTTTCAAGAGTCCAGAACATGTTGATATTTTACCAAATATTCCTGGAATTTATATGTGGGATGATCATGAAATTTTTGATGGATATGGATCATACCCAGATTATATACAAAATTGTATGGTTATGACAAATATATTTAAGATAGCGAAAAAATATTTTTGTATGTTTCAACTTCATATGGATATTATAGATCCTACTATAAATTCAACATCTTTTTATAAATTAGATAATACATTGCTAATAAATGTTGATACTAGATCAAATAGATCGATCCACCGAATTATTCCAGAAAATATTTACAATGAAATTTTTAAAAGAATAAGTCTAACAGATGCAACAAATATCTTATTAAATGTTAGTACACCATTTATATATATAGATGGTGATATTGTACAAAAATTAGTAAAAGAATCTATTATATTCAAGAATTTACCAATGTTTAAAAAAAATTTTAATATGTTTAGAATACCAGAGATGATGGATGATTTGGTTGATTCATGGTCAGATTCAAATCATATAGAAGAAAGAGATTATTTTATATCAAATTTATTTAAGTTGATAAAGAATAAGTCAATAAATAAACTAACAGATAAACCAAAAGATAAACCAATAGATAAATCAATAGATAAACCAATAGATAAATCAAAAGATAAACTAACAGATAAACCAACAGATAAGTCAATAGATAAACCAATAGATAAACCAACAAATATATATGTATTAACAGGTGATGTTCATGTTGGTGCTTATGGTGAAATAAGATTTGAGGACAAAGTAATAAAACAATATATTAGTAGTGCGATTGGTTCAACTGGAATGTCAAATACAATGTCAAAAATTATAAAATTAAAATATGATACAGATCACACATATAATAATATACACTATAAATTATTTAAAAAAACATTAGATGTTCGATTCAATTGGTTACAAATTAATTTAGGTTCAAATACAATTGATTTTATTAGACATAATAATAAATCTATAGTCGATAAATCCACAACTAATAAATCAGAAATAAATAAATCAGAAAATTCATTTTGTACCATATCATAAATTGAATCATCTTATTTTTATTTGTTTAAATTACTAATTCATATGCATTAAATATCAAATAGTGTTCTTAATTCATATATATCATTAAATTTTTTTTGCTTATCTATTGGTAGATTAGTACAATTAGATAAATCAAGACTTTTTAAAGATTTTAATTTAGTCAAAAATGAAAGTCCATATAGCGATATTTTATCACAATAGGATAATTTTATACTTTCTAAAGATGTTATACTAGCTATAAATTCAAGTTCAATGTCTTTTATATTACCTTTTGAATATGAATCTTGTGATAAATTAAGACTTTGTAATGATGTTAATTTATATAAATATTTAAGGCCAACCCATGATATTTGAATACAATGAGATAAATCTAAATTTTTTAAAGATGTTATTTCTGCTAAAAATTCTAATTCATTATTAGTAATTGAACAAGAATGTAATATAAGAGTTTTTAAAGATTTTAATCCAGTTAAATTATTAAGTCTAATATCGATTAGTCGACAATTCGATTATTATATATTTGATAGTTATAAAATTATTTTATAACTATCAAAATATCAATTAAAATATTTCTTTCTGTCTAAATTGATTGTGTAGATTGTTTAGGTTGTGTAGGTGTTGCTTGTGTAGGTGTTGCTTGTGTAGAATTATTATATCTTTCACTTGTTGAAATCATATCTGAATCCTCTGTAAAGATGGAATTAACATTATTTGTTTTCATCATAATTTGTTCATTTTGATTTTTCCTATTTTCATAATAAACTAAAACTGTTTCAATTTTTGTTAAGATAGGATCTGGGAGATTAGTGAGATTAAAAAAAACACCATTATCATTTTTTGTGTATTTAAAATTATCACCATGAATTATTTTAAATATTTTAATATAGCACTTCTTATTTTTGATATCACCTATTCTTTTAACCAATAGTTTTTTATCAGTATGTGTATATGTTTTAGCAGCTTTAAAACTATCATTTGAATTGCTTTGAATGATGTCGGTGATTGAAATATTATCAGTTATATCAGAGTCATTTGAATTCATCTTAATATAATAAAATAATATAAAAAATATATTAAATTAAAACTCATTAATTGAGTTATCTATATTATTATTTTTGAAATCAATATTTTTAGTTTTTATTTTATTATATATTATAGTAAAGTAAATGTCAAAATATAATTATAATGATCATTTAAATAGTATTGTAAATGATATAATTCAAGAAGAATACAACTCTAAAAAATATCTAAATTATACATCAACATCTAATTCAAAAACTAATTCTGAATCCGAATCTGAATCCGAATCTGAATCCGAATCTGAATCCAAATCCGAATCCGAATCCGAATCCGAATCTGAATCCGAATCCGAATCTGAATCTGAATCTGAATCTGAATCCAATCCTAAATCCAATCCTAAATCTAATTCTGAAACCAATACTAAATCCAAATCAGAATCCGAATCAGAATCCGAATCAGAATCCGAATCTATTATCAATACTGATAATATACCACCAGATGATATTGTTCGTATTATGAAAATAAATTATTCTTATCCTGTGCAAACTGATCCACATTTTCAGAAAAAAATATATAATAAGAGAGAATTTTATTATCATAAGATACCACCTAGAAATGTGTTATCAGAATATCAGGATATTAAAAAATTTAGAGATATGGCATGTGGTGGTAATTTTCGTTTAAGATCACAACAATCTTTATTGGCAAATTTTTTAAATCCAGATACGCCTTTTAGAGGTGTATTAATTTATCATGGTGTTGGAACAGGTAAATGTTTACATCCTGAAACAATGATAGATATATTAAATTATCCAAATACGAATAAAACATGGATAAAAATGCAATTATCGTGTTTATGGTTTGAAGAATTTAATTTAAGCCAAAATATAGTTGAAGTAGACAAAGATGGTGGCGAATGGATAGATTTGAAAAAATCATCATCAAAGAATAAATTATGTGTAAAATCATATAATGATACGAATCATAAAATTGAGATTAGACCAATATCAAAGTTATATAGAGAAAAATTTACTGGATTTTTAAGAAAAATTAAATTAGATAATAAATTAAAGATAATTTGTTCAATTAATCATATGTTATATTCCATAAATAATGGTTGGACAAATAATTTAGATATAGGTGATACAGTTAGAATTAGTTCTAATCTTACTCATTATAATTATTGCGAATGTAATATATTTCACAAAACATGTGCAAAATGCGAAACAAGTACTAGGTCATGTTCTGATTGTGAGGCAGCAAATATTATAAAGGTTAAAAAATGTACACATTGTAAATTAAATAATAATTTAAATATCGTAGATGCTTCAATAGAATCAATTAAATATATTAAATATGATGGATATATTTATGATTTAGAAATAGATACGGTTCATTCTTATGTAGCAAATAATATAATAACTCATAATACATGTTCAGCAGTAGCGATAGCTGAAAATTTCAAGGATCAAGTTAAAAAATATGGTACAAAGATTCATATCTTGGTTTCAGGTCCTTTAATCAAGGAAAACTGGAGAGATGAAATTATTAAATGTACAAAAGAAACATATCTCAAGGATATTACTCTAAATGCAGGTTATATTGATGAACAGGAAAAGGCAAAACAAATTAAACAAGCGAAAGTATTAGCTCAACAATTTTATAAATTAATGTCATATAGATCTTTTTATAAAAAAGTACTTGGTCAGAAAATATCTGATAAGAAATTTGATGATAATAAAATCAAGAAAACTTATAGAAAAAATGCTGAAGGAGAATATGAACGTGATATTGCTATAGATAAAATTGATAGTTTAAATAATACATTATTGATAATTGACGAAGCACATAATATTACTGATAATGAATATGGTAATGCTGTTAAAAGAATTATAGATAATTCTCGTAATCTAAAAATAATTTTACTAACGGCCACTCCTATGATTAATTTTGCTGATGAAATTATTCAACTGTTAAATTATATTAGACCAATTAATGATCAAATACATCGTGAATTAGTATATACATCAGATAAATCACATATTATGGCATTCAAACCAGGTGGAAGAGATTATTTGCAAAATATGGCGAGTGGTTATATTAGTCATTTTAGAGGCTTAAATCCATTAACCTTTGCTGAAGGTATTGATATGGGTATTATCCCAGATGAACTTCTTTTTACAAAATTATTTAGATGTCCTATGTTACAATTTCAAACTGATACATATCTTCATATTATAAGTCATCAAGATGACAGTTTAGATAGAAGATCACAAGCTGTATCTAATTTTTGTTTTCCAGGTCTTAGTCCGGATAAAAAGGATATAATTGGTTATTTTAGCAAAGAAGGGATGCAAAATGTTAGATCACAATTAAAATCAAATAAGCAATTTTTACAAAAATTAATCAATGATAAATTTTTTGAAGGAAAATTAGAATTAAATGAAATTATAAAAGAATCTGATAGAAATAAATCTATTACTGGTTTGATTTTAAAGAAAGAAAATATTAGACATTTTTCAATAAAATTTTATAATGCACTTGTAAATTTAGAAGAACTCGTCGAAGGTAAAAATGGAGCTGGTACTGCTTTCGTATATTTTAATTTAGTTAAAGTAGGTATTGATCTTTTTACTGAAGTACTCCAAATAAATGGCTATCTTGAATATAATGAAGATGGTAATTATAATATTAATGAAAATACAGTTGATGCAATAACTGGTTTAACATATACTGAATATAAAAATAAAGGAATAAAGAATCAATTTTTCCCTGCTACTTATATTACTATGACTGGTAAAAATGAAGAGTCAGTCGATCAAATGCCTGAAGTTAAAAAGAAGATTCTAGATGCTGTTTTTAATAATATATCTAATAAAGACGGTAGATACATTAAATTAGTTCTAGGTTCTAAAGTTATGAATGAAGGCATTACATTGGAAAATGTTGCTGAAGTTCATATTATGGATGTTTATTATAATCTTGGTAAAGTTCATCAAGTTATCGGGCGTGCTCTACGCGAATGCAAACATTATAAAATAACAAATGATGAGAATCCATTCCCAAAAGTTAGAATATATAGATATGTTGTATCATTACCTGATTCTACTGATTTAACTACTGAAGAGCAAATGTATCAAAAAGCTGAACAAAAATATTTATTAATCAAAGATACTGAAAGAGCACTCAAGGAGGTAGCATTTGATTGTCCTATTAATTATCACGGTAATATTTTTCCCGAAGAAATTGAAAATTTTCATAAATGTACAACTGCAGATGAATTAATTAAAATGACACCCGCTGAAAGAGCTAAAGCTAAATTATGTCCATCACAATGTGATTTTAAACAATGTACATTTAAATGTTTTGATTCAAAACTAAATTTAAAATATTATGATGCTAATAAAGGTATATATCGTAGAATTACAAAAGAAAAATTAGATTATTCAACATTCACTAATGTGTTAGCTCGTAATGAGATTAATTTTGCCAAAGATAAAATTAAAGAATTATACCGTTTTAGATATGTATATACTCTTTCCGAATGTGTTAATAAAATTAGAAAATCATATACTGGAGAAAAAAGAGATCTTTTTGAAGATTTCTTCGTTTTTAAAGCACTAGATGAACTTATCCCTATATCAGAAAATGATTTTAATAATTATTCAGATACTATCTATGACAAATTTAATGTCCCAGGTTATCTCATTTATCGTAATAAATTTTATATATTTCAACCTTTTGAACAAAATGAAGATGTACCTATGTATTATAGATCCACTTATAATTCTGAACTTTTTAATGATCTAAGTTTATATACATATTTGAAATCTACTGATATTTTAAGTTTGATTAATTCAGAATCTGATTCTATTGAAATTGATGTTTCTAGTGATTCTAAACAAACCATTAAACGTAATATTTATAATTTCAAAGAAGTAATTGAATATTATGATTCAAAACCTGAATATAATTATGTTGGTATTATTGATATGGCTAGTGTACGTAAGAAAGCAATTGATGAAGATATTCCAGATACATTCAAATTAAGAACTAAACGTGAAAAAATTCTCAAAAAGAAAAGAGGAACTGGTATTCCTTCTCTTACTGGTGCTGTTTGTGAAACTTCCAAAAAGAAAAAAGAATTAATTGAAATTGCACGATATTTAGGTATAAAGATAGATAAACAAATGGAATCTGAATCTAATGATTCTAGAATTGGTATCTGTCAACTCATCAGATATCGCTTACTTTATTTGGAAAAATATTCTACTAATAAAGAAAAAAATAAATTTACATATTTAATTATACCATCAAATCATCCTAAATATCCTTTTCCATTAAACTTAGAAGATAGATCAGAGTTTATTATTAAACAACTTGAAACTAAAATACCATTTAAAATTGAATATAATCTAGAAAAATTATCAAATGGTACATTCGAAGGTGTCAAAGATAAAACACTAACTAGATATAATCTTAAAATTAAAATTACTAAAGATCTAAGCAAATATGAAAATTTCTTTAAATCACTAAATTTTAATTTAGATGGAAAAAACTGGTCAATCATCTTAGAATAAATTCATATATTTAACCATACCTTCTAAAAATACAGCTCAAGAAAATCAGAACATTTCAAGACAATGTTCTGATTTTCTTAACATATATTGATATATTAATAAAATTGAAATTATTTAAAGATCTATATATGTTTAATATATAGATCTTCAAACATTAAACATATATATAATAAAATGACTAATCATAATAATCTAGAAATGATTTCGGTATTTATTCGTTTGACTAATACCGATGCTCATTCTATTGATCCTGATGAATTAATTAGGATTAGTAGTTTTATTCAACAAATCGAAATTAATACAGAGAATATTCACTGTGTTCTGAAACTTATTGCAAATTTGACTAAGTTTCATTTTGTTATCAGCTCCGATAATGTCTGTTTTAATTACGACATTGATAAATTGATGACGATTGCTATAGGAAACTCTTATAGAATTAAAGAAAGAATCGAGTCATGTGATACCATATTATCTACCAGTCCCGATAGCGTTTGTTTCGTTTTTCCAAATACAAATACAAATACTGTTACTGATCCTGTTACTGATACTGTTACTGATCCTGTTACTGATACTGTTACTGATCCTGCAACTGATACTGAATATGCTTCAGATGAATCCTATTCTGATTCTGCTGAGATGTATACTTCTAATGAAGATATAACTCATTCAAATAAAGATTCAAACAAACATAAAAAGAAAAATGTTTCTGACGGGGATGTAATTTCTCTTGCAAATATATTATGTTCTAAAAAATACAATCTTCCATTACTCGCGATAAAGTTGATAAATAAGTATGGTGTACATAAAACATCATCATATACTCCTGTATTTAAGGCATTTATTGAGAATAAAGATTTTGTTTCAATAAAAAATTTTTACAATAATTATTTATCAAGGAATCTAATAATTATGGATCAAAATCGTAAAATTAAAGAATTCAATCATAAGATTCGTTTTTATAATGAAAAAATTAAACTCATGAAAAAAAAGTTTGCCGAGTTCTCTATTATTAATGATGAAATTGGTAAAATCGATTTTAATACTAGTACACATAAATATTTTACTTCACTAATTTCAGATATTGACAATGAGTATTTCGATGAATTCACTCCGCGTAATGAACGAAATATTATTGAACTTTCAAATGAAATTCTTCAAAGTATTATTCATATTAGTATTTATCATAATGATAGTGATTTTATTCATGAAATTATTAAAAATATCGAAATTCCTAGTTCTGAAATTATTAGCGCACTTAATATATATTTTACTAAATTTAATTACGAAACAATTTATGCGAGTATTAGTAATGGTGAATGCACATGTTGTAATAATGTTGTACCAAATAATGTAATTTCTGATAATGATCGGAATAATATTATGAAACGCATATCTGATAAAATTCTGTATACGACACATCGTCATGATAATGGTCAAATTATTACAAAAACTGAACGACAACATATTACTGATAAATGGACAGAATTTTATCAGATTTTGACTAATAATACTTTTGATCTAATTATTGATGGTGCAAATTTGGGTTATGTAAATGCAAAATCCAATGGTGAAATTAATATAAAATTTATCCAAAATACTGTTCGTGATATTATTACTAAAACCAATAAAAAAGTTCTTTTGATTATTCATCAACGTCATACAAATAAAATTAAACAACTTGTTTTCCCTACTAATATTTTAAGTCATCTTAAAATATATACTACCCCTAATAATGTTAACGATGACTGGTTCTGGTTATATGCATCTTTATATTCTAAATCATTTATTCTAACTAATGATCAAAGTAGAGATCATGGATGTATGGTAGCATACCAAAATGAAATTAAAAAATGGACACAAATGTATCAAATTCCAATCAATATGATGGATGGATCTATTCCTGATAAAGTATACGCATCAAAAAATTCAGTTATTACACCTGGTATTTTTATTGATAAATCAATTATTCACATTATTAAAAATACAAATGGATTTACACATAATTGTATTTGTGTACATATGAAATAAATTTAGTTTAAATTTTTTCATTTATAAAAAAATTTAAACTAAATTTATGGTGGTGTCATTAGTGATATACCAATCACAATATGTGGAATAGAATTATAAATAAAATATAGCCTTTTAAACTTCGTTATTTAATATTAATTAAATAACTGCGTCCCCTCAATGATGATATCATTAAGAGGGTGAATATGATCTTTTATAATCTTTGACATTGTTAAGATTTATAAAGATCTATTTTACCGTATGACGATGGATGCTGTAGCTGGCCATGATGGTTTTTAACACCATCATTATAACAGAAAATGCAACGGAAATCACTCTAAGTACCAGATGTTAATCATAGTGGTTAATTTATTAATTTCTTAATGTATTTTTTTAAATTATGAATACTTAATCATAGTATTTGCAATTTTTATATAATATAATAATTATAAATACTATGAATTATTATGAAAAATATTTAAAATACAAAAATAAATATTTGGAATTAAAAAACTTTTTGAATGGTGGCACAGGTGATACTGATGATGATATAGAAATAAAATTTGTTTCTATAAGAGATAGTGAATTTGAACAATTATTAATACAATCACATAATCTAACAAAAGAAGCATTTGGACCTCATGCATATTATACAATGTCGAGAATACCACCAGAAATGTCAGGAATTGTTGTATATCTAAAAGCTAAAAAATTAATAGGATTATTATTTATTGAAGATGAGTTTAATTATAATAAAAAATTATTATGGTGGGGCGGTACTGAAAATAAACCATCTGATAATTATGATAATACATATTTTCAAATTCGTGGTTTTTGTGTTGATAAAAAATACAGATCAGATGGTATTGGAAAAAAAATATTAAATTTTGCAAAAAAATTAGGTAAACAAAATGGATTTAATTATATGTTTGCAACAATTGATCTAAATGAAAATACAGAACGTGTACTTAATTTTTATAAACAAAATGACTTTCATAAATATGAAAGACGACATTCACAACCAATTTTAAATGAACCAGATACAATTGTATATATAACTGATATTAGTAAAGTTTAACTATTTATAGAGAAAAAATTGCATTTATTATTTATAGAATATATTCATCTTTATAGGATAATAATACTAATAAAATGTCATCGCTTATAACTATTAATCATATTGCTTTACGTGGAAAAAGTACACTGAATATTTCATCAGATATATGTGCCATCTGTCGTGAACATGTATGTGATAAATGTATTAAATGTGCAAATGGAGAAAATCCAAAAAATAGCCAAAAAATGTGTTTTAGTGTTTTAGGTAAATGTAATCATGCATATCATCAATGTTGTATTCAAGGATGGACTAATGGATTATCCTCTGTAAGACAAAAATGTCCAATGTGTAATAATGCTTGGGCAATTAAAGAACGTTCTATCAATTCTAATAAAAATAACTATAAAAATATTATTAAAAAAAATGTTAGTGTTAAACCAAATAATGAATCTGAACAAAATAATCAATCTGAACAAAGTAATGAATCTGAACAAAATTATGATTCTGAATTAGATGATGATGATGATTCTATTCATAATCATAACACACAATATAATTTAAACAATGTAAATTCCAATAATATCAATGCCAATTCCAATAATATCAATGCCAATATTATCAGTGCAAATATCAACTTAATTAACAGTATCAATCTCAATACAAGTACAAATTAATATGTCTACTAGTTCAAATCCTTAACTTAACTTGATTTAATTAATATTTTTATTATCAATAATTTTATTATCAATAATTTTATTATCAATATTTTTATTTGTATTCTGATATGTACAAATGAATATCTGATTTAAGTTTATATCATTTAAATCAATTTTATATGAATCATCTTCAAAGTCATCATCAATATAATTATTATGATTTATTTTTTGTGAATTATTTGTTGGAATATTTGTTGAAATATTTGTTGGAATATTTGTTGGAATATTTGTTGGAATATTTGTTGGAATATTTGTTGGAATATTTGTTGGAATATTTCTAAGTTTCTTTTGAAAATCAAAATTTATTCTATTTTTTCGTTTATTAATATTAGATGATTTATTTTCAAAATATTCATTATATTTTGATTGTATTAGTAAAACTCTTCTAGTTATTTCTTTTATAAATTCATCTGGAAAAGGAAATCCATATTCTGATGGTGATTTTTTAATATTTGATTGACATATATATTTATATGTAAAAACATAAGATATAAATCTCAAAATTAAATCTAATAAATAATCATCTATATCTAGATTATGAGAATTTTTTATAATAATAGAGATAATATCATCAAGATTTTTTATAATAATATCTCTATTATTAAATTCATTTGATGTTTCTTTTATTTTTTTAATTTGCATTGTTACAGTTACATATATTAATAATTTAAAATATATTGCCCAATATATATCCAATTTTTCTTTTAAATAAACAATTTCATTATTTAATATAATTTCATTATATTTTTGAATTTTATTTATTCTTTGTTGCCAACATATATGAATAAATACGCCAAATAACATACCACCTAATGAACATATAATTGGAATTATAATATTTATTATAGTTTCACTATCCATATATATAGTATGTCAATAAATTATCATATAAAGTTTAGATAATTATTTTATCTAATAGGCTATATATACAATATTAAAATATGAATTTTTTTATTGAAAATAATTTAAATACAGAATCATCTATAATTATACATAATATTGAAACTAATATTCTTACTAATATTGAATCTTATCTTGATAATTATTCAGAACATAATTCAGAACATAATAATTATGATATTAATGATGATGTTTTTTCATTTTTATTATCCATTAATTTAGATACATTAGAAAATTACGACATTACAAAATCAAATTTAACAAATATAAATAATAATGTTATTATATCTGATTTTAATTATTTACTATATGATAAAATAAATGATATTTTATCTGATAAAACAAAATTAATTATCAATCATATATTAGATCATATATGTGATAATTTATATAAAACATCTGATTTTATTGGTCTACAAATTGATTTAATACATATGCTATTTATATATATATTAAAAAAATACAATCTATTTGCATCAGAAAATTCACAAAATATTGAATTATTTGAGACATATAAATATGAGAATGATTCATTATTATATGATGAAATCTTTTTAAAAATTTCAAATTCAATTCACTGGAATCATCTATTGTATACTTATTTTTTAAAACTAATTCTACAAATTGATCATTTAGAATTATTTAAATATATATATGAAAAATCATTAGAAGATGGATATTCAATAGATTTAACAGAGATTATAAATTTTATAACAAATAGTTCATTATATTCACATAATAATATGTTTGATTATAAATTAAATGTACAAGGGTCATATAAATGTTTGCGTATTTTTAAATACGCATTAGATCAAATACCAGATAAAATACAATGTTTAAATATAGTTGAGGAATTTTATAAGAATAGTATTAAATATCATTGTATACATACAAATACGAATGAGTTATTTATTGATAAAAAAATAGAATATATCATTATTAATAATAATCCAGATAATAGATATATTTGTAATTTAATTTATACATATTTTAATTATAATGATATTCTACATTTGAAAAAGCTAATAATAGAATCGATTATTTGTAGTAAAATTAATTCAGTTAAAATAATAAAAAATGCAATTTCATTCTTTAAAGATGACATTAATAATTATGCACTACAGATATACAAAACATTTAATAAAGATATATCTAAATTAATAGATTATAAAGAAATTGTTAAATCTCAAAACAATTTATACATGACACTATTGAATATTTCAAAAATTCATATATGGTCATTTAGTAATTACCTTGTACATAGTAAATGGAAATATTTACATGAATTTATTAAAAAAATAACACATTTTAAATATATCAATTTATTATCAGATTATCAACTAAATTCTGTTTTTTTTTCGGCATTTAAACACTGTAATTTAATTATTATTAAAAGATTATTTAAATATTATTACATCAATAATCATCAATATATTAAAAATATATTAAAATATGCAACAAATAGGAATATTATTAAAATAGTAGTCAATTTAATATTAAAACACAATAATATATTTGATTTTAATAATGAAGAAATGATATATATTTATTTAAAAAATACAACATTATTATGTTATCTACTACAAAAAAATATGATTTCACCTCATATTTCTAATATTTTATTTAATCTTATTATTGATAATAAAATAAAAATAAATAATATTAATAGAGTTTTAAATCATATTATTAGCAATACATCAATATTATATGATAATCAAACATCTAATTATCTATATAAAAAAAAATTATATAATACATTATGTATTTATTTAACTAAAACATATAATCATCATAAGTTTAATTATTTAGAAATCAGATCTAAATACAAAAAAATTATTAATACAGGTAAGTTTTACCTTTTGATGTTTAAACTAAATATAAATATTGACAATGCCTATGATATTTTAAAATTAGTCAAATGCAGATGGTATAAGAAAAGAATATTATTTTTAATGAAAAATATTATTAAATTTAATCTGATTTAATCAATTTTAATCAAATTTAATCAATTTTAATCAAATTTAATCAATTTTAATCAAATTTAATCAAATTAAATTTGATATAAAAAATTAATATTTAGTTAAATTAACTAAACTTAACTTAATTAAATAGTATGGATATTAGTATTATAAATATAAATAATTTTGACATAAAACTACTTACATTTTCTAAATCTTTTTTTATTGGACAAAATAAAAAAAAAATATCAATCGGTTATGATGATAATACTGATTTTCATATATTAACACCTTTATTTACTAATTCTATGGATTTCTTGTCTAACCATAAATATCAATATTTAAAAATGGTTTTCGATCCTATGTTAGGTAATATTTTAAAATTTTATAATATTATTAAATCTATAGAAAACTCTGTCAAAGAACTTATTTTAAAACATAATAAGAACTATACTATGCAAAGTATTATTCGAAATGATCAAATGGATATGTTTATTGATGATGAAGAAATCGATATTGAATTAAATAGTATTAAAAATATTTATTTAAAATTATCTAATCATCCTAAATTAGTCCCATTATATAAGATTTATGATTCAAATAATACAGAATGTCAATTAAATAATTTAAAAAATGGATGGAAATACAAAGCATTAATAAAAATTGATTCTATTTGGATTGATACTATGAAAAAAAAATTTGGTTTAAATCTAGACTTAATACAATTAAAAATATTACAACCTATAGTTCAAACTAAATGTCTTATCGATAATGATGTTATTATTGTTAAAAAAGATATTTATAGATATTCTAATAATACATTTAGTTTTGATCAAGATATTAGAGCTAATTTATCAGTGGATCCCCTTGTTAATAATATATCACGAAATGCATATATATCAGATAATTTAACTAATTCAGATATATCAACAAATTCGGCGAATACAACAAATTCGGCAAATACAACAAATTCGGCGAATACAACAAATTCGGCGAATTCAACTATGACAAAATTATTTATTGCACCTAATGCGAATGATTTATTAAAAATGAAAAATGCATTAAAAAAAGTTTTAGAATAAATTAGTTATTCTGAATTTGTTCAATTAGTTAATTTAAAATTGTCAATATGATCATTATTAGATTTTTAATCATATATATTATATTTTATAAAATATATATATATATAATGTTTGATTTAAATGAATATTTAAATATTTTACCAAATGATTTTTGTCATATTATTTATTGGTATTTAAATGATGATTTACAAGAAGCATTTGATATAAATGATTTCACAAAATTAGCTCATCATTGGATAAATTTTGGTCAACGTGAAAATAGACAATATAATATACCAATAAATATTATACAAAATTTTGATTTTTTTGTTTATACAGAATTATACGATGATATTAGAGATATCTTAAAATCAAATGTTGAATTAATCATACATTATTATCGTTATGGAATTCATGAAAAAAGAATAACATCTACTAATGAAATAATATTACCATTAGATTTTTTTACTAATAATAAATATGCTAATATTATAGATCATAATACCAATAATCCTAATTATTCTGATATTTATAGATATAAAATAAATTATATTAAATCCAATTGTGAAAATAATATTCGAATTATTTTCACATCAGATCATAATATTAATAATATTAATACAAATGATATTATTCTAAAAGATAATCCAGATTTTTTTTTTATAATTAACAATAAATTAAATTCAATTGAACAATTTATTAATTATGGATCTAATCTAAAAAAATACAATAAATTTGATTATTTTTATTTTTGTGATTCTGATGAAATAGATTTATATTATATTAATCATATTAAACATAATAAAAATTTAATTTTTTCGGAATTAAAATATGATAACATTATTAATAATTTACAAAATATTAATAAATCTATAATTATACATAAATCATTATTAGATATTATTAATAATGATTTATGTATAATTATAGATAATAGTAAATCTTTATTTTTAAACTTAATTAATATATTATCAAAAAAAAATATTAAATATCATATTCCATTAGTGTTTATTTTAGAAACTGATGATATTGATTTTAATTATATGTTTATTAACTGGATAAAATATATTAAATTAGAACACAATATATATATTATAGTTGTTTATAATTTAAATAATAATTTTGATATTGTTAATATATCAGATTATCCATTTATATATTTTATACAACTAAATAATAAAGTTAGTAAACAAATTAATTACTTAAATATTTTATTTTATATTAGATCTAAAAAAATTTATTCGGATTGGATTATTGTTTCTAAAAATAAAATCCTAATAAATATCGATATTATTTATGATATTATAAAAAAATGGTTTAATTATAATATTATATTTAATCAAAATATATACGTATTTAAATCTAAAGAATTAGAAAACTTAATTAATTACTTTATAAATATTGAATATGATTTTTTCCTACAAAATACTAAAACTAATGATAAAATTAATAATAATATCGAAAATATTCTGAATATAAGCAAATATTCTGAATGTTCTGAACAAAAAATTAATGACAATTTTATTATGGTTATTTAGTGAAGTTATTTTTTATTTAGTGAAGTTATTTTTTATTTAGTGAAGTTATTTTTTATTTGGTAATTTATTTTATTTATTAAATTATAATACATTATAATCAATCTTTATGAACAATTTAGTTAAATTATTTTTTGAAAACAGTATATTAATCCATGATGATAAATATTTTTATTTTAATGATGGATTTACTTATGAATTAATTAACGATGATCATAAATATTTAACCAACGTAATAAATTCCGTCAATTATAATGATCATTATAATTTATTTTGTAATTATAAAAAAATGGATATTTTAAAATATGATTATTTAAGTATCAAAAAAAATATTATTTATAATTATAATCATCATCAAATAAATCATCATTTTATTTTTTATAATAATAAAATTTATTATGTAAAAGATAATTATTTAATTATTTTATCTGATCAAAATATTAAATCATATTTAAAAACTAATTTAATATTTTATATAGATGAAAAAACATTTAATAAATTCATTATATTGGTTGATGAAAATATTTATAGTTATTGCATTTTTTTAGAAAAATATATATTTTATAATTCAGATAGTAATATTATTGAACAAAATATTAATAAATATAAAGAACTATTTACATTTTTAAATAAAAAAACTATTAAAATGTCTGATATAAAATCATTAACATTTAAAAAAAATAGATATAATTATCCTATTTATCAATATGAACATTTTAAGTTTTCATTTTGGGTTTATGACCATGATATCATTTTATTACCACAAAATATTCTTATTGCATATTTTAGAAAATATAAGTATACATTTGATTTAGAGCTTATCATCTATTTTTTATTACGTACTAATATTCATACAATAATACTTGATGATGATATTAATTATAATTTATTGTATTGGACAGACAAATTTGACCAAAAATTGATGAAAAATCTCATATCTAATTATGAAGATATTTCATTACAACAAAAATTATATCAAACATATATTGAAAATTATAATAATTTATATAATACATTCCAATATAATACATTTCAATATAATCCATACTCAGAACATAATGATATATGTATATGTTTACATATTGGTAATATTTATTTAGCATATGATTTATATCGATATATCATACAAATAAATTCAAATTTTGATCTTTTTATAACTATTGATAAAAATTTAAAATCATCATATTTATTTGAACAATTTATGGAAAAAATTAAATTAATTACGAATGCAATTACAATATTAGAAGTCGATAATTATGGTGCAGATATATATCCTTTTTTATATACATTAAAATATTTTGCATGTAATTTTAATAAATATAATAATAAATATAAATATTTGTTAAAACTACATACAAAAACAGAAAATATACGAAGACATAAAATGATTGAACCAATGGTTTCTCAATCTATTGAAAAAATCATAGAACAAATTGAAATTAATGGAATTTATGGTTTTACATATATAAAATATGATTATTTAAATCACGATTATTTATTACAGATATTAAATAAATTAGATTTCAATAATCAAATTACTTATTTTAATCAAAATTTAATTAATTGTGATCATCGAATCATTAATAAAATATTTATACAAAAAAATTATGTATATAATTCTCAAAATAATATAGATTTTGATTTCGTTCCTGGTACCGTTTTCTGGACCAAATTTGATTTAATTATGTCCGAACCATTCATTTATAATTTATGTGATGATGTTAAAGTTGAATTTCATAAAGATTATTTTTTCCAACAAATTCCACACGCTATTGAAAGATTATTTGGTATATATAGATATAATTATCTTAAAGAAAAAGAAAAAGAAAATAAAATACAGTTATAATTTGTATATTTTATAATCTTTGAAATTTTTTAAATTGTCAAGATTTATAAAGATCTATTTATCGTATTCAATTTATCTATATGTATTTGGTCTCATATAATACGCAAGTAGATGTTTGAATTCATCTTTACTTAACGATTGATAACTAGTTTTAGCGGTTAAATTTTTTACTAGAGGCACTTCGTTCATAATAGGTATACTTGCCACTGGTTGATCATACATTTTGTTAAGTTCATCTACTTTAACTATTGATTTATTAAAGTATTCATTAAAAAGTTTTTTAGCTAATACTTTTCCAGTTGATGTGACTACCATACATTGAAAAGATTCTTCTTTGGGTACTAATTCAGTATCTGTTTTTGGTACTAATTCAGAATCGGTATTGGGTACTAATTCTAGTTCATTAAAACTAGAAGTAAAACTTAATAATTTGTCTTGTTGTTTTTGTTGTAGCTGTCTTAAATAATTTGTCATTTGTGTTTTTTTTCTTCTTTGTTGTACATACATTTTATAATATAATATATAGCTATAATAAAAAGATTAAACTTGGTGAAATTTTATAACGATGGATATAAAATTTTACTACGAATTATTTGAAAATACTATTTATTATCATATTTGATATAATAAATGATTGGTCTTTTTGATAGATTATGTCTATCTATTTCCAATTGATGTAATTCATAATATGAATCAATATTTAATGTTTTAATATTAACTTCTAATTCATTATCATTTTTATCATATAAATATTCATCAATACATATATATCTAATCTCATTATGTCCACAACATAAATAATGAGTTATACAATCTTCATATGAATCTATTTTATCATTAGAAGCAGTATCTTCATAAAAATATTTATAAAATATCCAATCAAAATGTTGTAAAATTTCTTTTGTAAAATTAAAATAGACATTAAAATAGTTAGGATTATATATAAGAGTTTGTTTTTGATATGGTACAAAGAAATCATTATATATTTTTAATAAATTAGTTTTATGTAATTCAGAAATAATATCTTCACTAACAATTTTTCTTAATTCTTCAATATTGACAAGATTAGTAAGATCAGTTACATCTGAATGTTTTGTTTTTGTGGTATTATATATTAATTTTTTTAGACGTTGATTAATAGGTGGATTGCTATAATATATATATTTTTCTTTTGAATTTTTTATTTTTTCAAGTTCATCATAAAGTGGTTTTAGTTTATTAATAGTTATTAAAATATTTGGAGAGAGGATATAACTATTTATATTAGAACAAGCATATGAAAAACATTCTTTTAGATTATTTGGATTTTTTGTATTTAAATTTTCATTTATTAATTTATATAAATTATAAAAAACATTTTTTGATATTATCAATCCATGTGCACCATATGTTATAGTATATTTATTATTTTCATTCTTAGTTAGATTATGTGTATAATATTTTTTAGTATTAATCTCATTTAATTGATAATCAGTAAAATATTGTTGTTCTGATTCTAACCAAATAATTCCAAAATTATTTTTATTAATTTGAATTTCCTTATCAATTAAATCATTAATAGTTTTTATCCAATCATTTTTTAAAAGTATATTTGAATGAAGTATCATTATATTTACATATTTTCGCATTATTGATATCTTTAATATTTTTTTAATTGTAAAAAAATAATTTTTAATGTGATTCAATGGATCACTATAATCATATATAAGTATTTCCATAAAATAATTATCCGTTTTTATGTTTTGATATAAATAATTATTATGTTTAAGTGATATATTTGGTGTAATTATAAATACAAAATCTAATTTATGATTTAAATATGAATTCATTATATTAAGTTTCTAATATTATAATATTAGAAACTTAACGAGTTATTTTTTATCATAATAAAATAAACAAAACCAAATAAATCAAATAAAATAGGTCCTGGCAAAATACCATTTTTTAAAAATGATAAATTTGATCTTTATACGCATATTATCTATTATATGTTATAATAAAATTATAAAGAAAATAATTGTGATCTCTAAAAGTATTCTAAAAACTATACTATCCTATTTCTGCTATTTATATCATAAAAAAAATTTATGATATAATTTAGTATTAAATATATTATTTTTCTAATAATAAGATATATTATGGTAAATACAACATCTGTTAAATATCCTGAAAATTTATATGTTACATATAATATCAATGGAATTCAACGTCAATTAATTAAAGAAAGTTATTATTGGGATTATGATTTATCGGTTAAACCAAATACAACAATTCTTGATCTTGTTAACTCTAACTTTGACAATGCATCAAAATTAAATAGTTCTATATTTGGTAATTCTTTAATGCCACTAATTGATCTTAGTGGTTATAATTTTAATGATTTGTCAGGTAATATTTATGATTTAAGTGGTCATTTAATTGATTTATCGGGATCTGTTATTTTTGATATTTCTGGAGATATGATAAAATCTGTTACAAATTATTCTCTATCTAATAATTCATACAAACATTTATTAGACTATAAATTAAATCAATTTCCATTATTTGATCCTATTGTATTTTTAACTCATACATCAAATTCTAATTTATTTAACTTAGGAATTAATACAAAAAATTTAGCTATACAATATTATATCTTGTATGATGATAAAA